CACCCGGTTTAATGGTCATCCGCACAGGCACAATGGTGCCCTTGGGGATCAGGTCATAAGAGGCTTGAGAGCCTGCGTCGTTGTAATCGTTCCATGCACCGGTCATGATTGCTGTGCTCCTTCATCGTCAATGGTGGTGGGGTTATCGGCGGCGGAAGGTTGTGGCCTTGAGAACTCCAACCTTTCGTTTGCCGGTTTTACGGGGCCGCTGATTTTTTCCATCAGGCGGCCAAGGTGCGGCTCCTCGATCACATCAAGACGTCCGCTGCGGTCTTTGGCCGGAAATCCGTAAGGGTTCAGGGTCTGGCAGACGAATGCCCGATAGGGTTCCCTGTCGCCTTCGGCGATTTCCGCCATGGAGATGACTTCATCAACGATGCCAGGCAGCTCGTTGCCGGTTTTAGAGCCGTCAATTTGCGGGGTGAATACCTTGCGATTGAAGTCGTCGAGCTTTTCGTCGAGGATTCCAACGAACCAGATGTTCTTGCCCCGGGTGTGTTGAAGGTGGGTCAGCCAGGCGATCATTTCCTGGCCATGCAGACCATAAGCACCACGCATGTCAGGCTTGTTGGTGCGCTCGGAGAATGCCTGTGGCTGGCCTTTTGCCCACTGGAAGCAAAGACGACCGGCGACAGTGATGCTGTCGATAAAGATAGTCTCGTATTTATCGAGCGATGACGGATCACCAAACTGCTCGCAAACCGCATCATAATGGGCCTGGCTGTAAACCTGGTCATCACGCAGGGCCGGATTAGGCCCGCCTATGAATACGGCGAAGTCACGGCATTCTTGCCAAGTGCGCGGGCGAATAGTGTCACCGGGCCAGCCTTCAATGGCCAGGTCACCGGCTTCCAGGTCCATAAACAGGGTCGATGGTGCGGGCAGCGTCCACAGCAGTGAGGTTTTGCCGATGCCGGATTTTCCGAAGATACAGCCCTTGATGCCGCGCCGTTCAGCGAGACGCTGGTCAGCAGAGATAATGGGAAGCGCGTTCATTGGCCGTCCTCCCCGAGGATCAGCTTGAAGCTTTCTTTCCCCGTGCGGACGGTGCGGGCATCCTGAAACGCCGACTTGAGATGGTTTGGCCAGGCGTTGTATTTGCGTTCAGAAACCTTGAACGTGATATCGACGTATTCCGTCGGATCATCGCCATCGCCTTTAATCTGTTCAACCAGACCAGCGAGTGTTGTCTGGTCCCAGACCACCTTTTTGGGAAGATCGGCAACCACAGTCACGGTGTCATCGTCGAAACGGACTGTGCCGGTGTCCTTGCCGACAGATTGGCGATGGTTTTGAGCGCGGTCTGCGTATCGCAGTGCGATAACACCCTCTAACCAATCCTTCGTAACCTTGGCATGTCGCAAAGCCTCATTGGCTTCGCCCTGCAACAGCGCCATGGTTTCTGCCGACAAATTGGCCATGTTGCCAACCGGCAGGTGAACAAGGGATTTAAGAGTGGGATGATTGGGAATGGTCATAGTCATCCCTCCCCAATTGCCGTGGCTGAGCAACTGCGGAGTTGTTCCGCTTCGTATGCTTCCACGTCTTCCAGGCGGTACACGACCCGCCCGCCGATTTTCAGGAAGGTTGGCCCTTCACCCGTCCACCGCCATCTTTCAAGTGTCCGGTGGCTGATGTTCCACCGGTCTGCTAATTCGATCTGGTTGAGATGTCTGATAGTCACTTCGCTCTCCTTCGGATTTCATTGCGTCCGAAGGCAGAGTCGCGCAAAACCTGAGAGAAAACCGAGGGGGGAAACGGGAGAAAAAGAGAGAGAAAATCGCCTAGAGTTCGAATCCCCAGAGACCGTCATGGGACTTGATATAGGATTTGAGTTGGGCCCACTTCTTGGCACCGAAGGCCTGGCGGAGAGTGTTCGAGCTCAATTGAGTAAGGTCGAGGAGTTCACGGGCAGTGAATCGTTTCCCTTCCCGAAAACCCGTTACCAGTTTGCGGATGATCGCAATGTGATACTCGGACCTGAACCTGATGGTGACGTCGCCGTTTATCAGCAACTGCTTCCCATCCGGCGAGAGGTAGAGTGCTTCTTGGACATCCGGTTGGTGCGAACCATCCAGGCGAGCGGCAAGAATGTCCGGATGGACGGCCAGCCCTGAAGCAAAATCGATCACTTCGCGTATGCCAACCAATAAATGACCGACGATTACATCATCCGGGAGGCGATGCGTCGAGGTGCTGGTCAGCACTACCCTCAACCCGGATGTCGGGCGCACCTTCGCCACAGCCTTGATCTGCTGCCACACCGACCGTTCATGGAGACGTCTGGCAAACCAGATCGGCACCCGTTGCGTCCGACGGCCCAGGCGAACATCACCTATCTCCCAGAGCAGATCAGGAATGAGCGGGGTCGGCCCGGAGCGGGATGACACATCCGCCTGAACCATTAGCCGTGTAAGCAGGACCAAAAAGTCTACCCGAAAGCGGGCTATTCTATCTTCGGGCACGTTGACCCATCCGGCTGTTGGACTGAAATAACCCAAGCCCCCATCCTCAGCAGACCACGACAGTGTCACAGGGACATCGTCATGATCAGCCCCCGAAACTGACACATCCTCATGCCCATGCAGTTTCAGAAGGCCGGTTTCCTTCAATATAGTGGAAGCACAGGCATGATAGCCGTCGAGTACGGCCCCAGAGATAGCCGCTTCCGGTGTCTCAACCGCGTTCAGCAGCAAATCCAGGGCCGCAGGTGTGAGGCAAGAACTATTACCCGGCATCATGCAGGATGCCCCACCGGCGCAAATACCGCTCTCCGATCAGCTGCTCGCGTTCGGTCTGATCCTTGAGATTGCAGCCGTGCGGCATGGTGATGGTCAGGGGTAATGTACGCCCGCGCTTCGATCCGGCAGTAGGGTGAAAGCGAATAGACAGCTTGGCCTGGGTGGCGACCCAACCGCCCTGAAGGGGGTCGGAACCGCCAAAACGCTCCCGCGCCATGACCCAGATCGAACGGTCGGCTTTGCGAAGACATTCCAGCGTCACCCGCTCACCAACGCTGTCGATGGGCATCAGGCGCAAGGATTTTACCTCGACGGTCGCAATCCCGTCCGCCGTATCGGTGGGGAAATCGTGAGGTTGCAGCAGCACCGAAAGATCGTACTGGCGGAACGGTAGCCGCTCTTTCTGGAACTCAATCCCGAGCAGATCGCGTGCCAGGAACCGGACCATGTCCTCACGGCTTTCCCGGTCGTTAGCAACCACCTCGATGACACCCGTCTCGGGTTCGTAAGTCATCGCCGCCTCGAATACTGGCCGCCGAGCCCGACGGGTTAACTTGCCGTGTTCATCAAAAGCAAGGTCGTCATCAGGAAGCCCCTCCCGGTAGACCACAATCTGGATCAGTGCGCAGTCCTCGCCCTCGAATATTGGCCGATGACGGTCAAAGATATCAATATGGACGTTGTTCGATGTAAACCGCTCCCGAACCGCCTTCTCGAACGCTGCTACGGCAACTGTATCCCTTTGCAAAGCGACGTTCGGCGTCCCGATGAAACCGTCCCACATGCGGCCACGCCGACGCTCGTCAGTGAAACGGACTTCTTCGGCCCGCAGGAATCCGGTCGGGTCATTCAGGAACATCCATAACGCCCGATCATGGGTATTGCCAAGATCGTCCAACTGGGTTCGATCCTCGATTACGCTGTAGAGCGCGGTCTGGCCAGCCTCATCGACCATGTTTGTGACCCGCTCAGTGTCATTCACCATGCGCGCAAGAGCGGTTTCCTCCATCTCGGTGACGACCCGCAGAAGGGGACGCACAACTTCGGGCTCGGGACCATCCCAGTCGAAGTTGATGGGGACATCAATGCCAACTCGCTCGAAGTAAACACGCAGGGAGGCAGCGGAGGTGTTTCGGATAAACTTAGCTACGTTGGGCATTCAATATTTCCTTTTACATAAAGCGTTTTACTTGAGGCGGTCTTTCACGGCTTTGTTAACAGACCTGCGGCCTACCTTCACCTTGGCGACTGATCGTCCGTAAACGTCGCGGGCAACCGTATCGACAGAAACGGTTTCGCCCTGGATCATGTCCTTCAGCGCCTTGGTCGCCCCCGCACCGCCTCGGGTATCTTTTTCGGGAGCATCGACATTGGCAAGCCTGATCGGGTTCTTACGGCTGGCAGTCATGAAGGTGTCGCCGTCGATCACTCTGGTTACGCGTTCTTTTCTGGGCATTTCTGCACTCCATATCTTTGTGGCTAACAACCGGCTATTGCCGATCTGCTAATCAGCGTATTTTATGCACGCATCTGGAGTCAAGCGAAAAACTACGCTGTTCCGCGAATTAGCGTGAATAAGTCAGTTGAACAGTGATGGTTGGCTATCTGAAGAGGCCAACAGGCTTAGTTTCAATAACCGTACCCGAGCTGCATCTTGGGAAACCTGAAATGCTTTCATGACTGCACCGATAATCTGTTGGCCATGCTCCGACGCGACAGTGACTGCGCCATGTAGCCCGCGCTCGGCGCAATAGTCCGATACCAGTCGACGGATTGACGATACGGGCATCAAGATCGCACCGCTGATGTATCCAGCCTGCCACTCCATCCAATCATAGTTCCTGGCGTCAAGAATAGTATCCCGCTTGCAGATCGCCTTGTTCTCTCTGCTCTGCCGGTCAAACAATCGGCCTGCCATGAACTTTTCGGCCCAGAGATAGCGATGGAATTTCACATGCCCGAATTCATGAGCAAGTGTCGTACGCAACCGATTCTCGCGCCGAGGATCATTTGCCAACTGTTCAGAAATCGAAACTTCTGGCCCTTGGTCAGGGTAGAAGACGGTCATGCCTTCAACATCATTCCCAAACATCGAGAGATCGACCGACGAATCGAGGCTGGCATCAGCCTGCTCTATCAGTAAAGAAATCTCATCAGTTGTGATTGGAAGGCGCACCTCACCGTGTCGTTTCCTAAGGAATGACCCGACGATACGCTCGCACTCGCGATCAAGCTCCTCTGGCTTGTAATGGGGGCGTTCTGAAAATCGACCGGTTTTGTCTGGAACCGATTTCACCATGTGAACTCCACCTACTTGCCCGAAATGTCTCTTCGGAAATTAGCGAACCCCGAGACTACCTTTTCTCGGTCTTGAACATTTTGCCGCAAATCGTCAGGAATCTTGCCTGCCAACACGAAAAGGTAGCCCTCGTCCTCACCAAGCACTCGAGCGAACTCACGAATAAGATGGTCTGATGTCGGGCTACGACGGTCATGTTCAATATCGTTGAGATACTGGGGCGATATACAGCCTTCGCCCTCTTCTTTCATAACC